TCAAAAAGCGGAGCGGATATCTGAAGCCGGTTTTGCGGTCGACTGCAAAAACTTGTTGAATTTATCAATATCGCTTGACTCTTTTTCCTTCGAGAGATGAGTGTAAATTGAAAGAGTGGTTTTGATGTCGGAATGTCCGAGTAGTTCTTTTGCGGTCAAAACATCTACGCCGGCATCATATAGCATTGTTGCGTAAGTGTGCCTGAGGCAATGCGGCGTGAACGTGTCTATCGTCAAAGGCAGCGTTTTTCTTCGGTCGGCAGCTGTGCCGATAAAGCACCCGTATTTCTTATTAAGGCACAACAAATAACTATGCCAAAGTTTACCCCAAGCTGAATCAGACATATAACCGCCCACGGTGTTTGGGAAAACGAGCGTTGATTTTTTAGGCATTTGTCGCATATAATCGGCAAGAATATCGGGAATTTGTATTATGCGATTTCCGGCAGCGGTTTTTGTGGATTTTACCGTTTTAGTCGGCGAGAAGTAACTTTTGTTAACTACAATAGTTTTATTGTCGAAATTCACATCCGACCAAAGAAGCGCGGTAAGCTCCCCGCGGCGAAGCCCTGCAAATAACATTATCATTGCCGCCGGTTGTGCTCGATGTGGTGTGTCAAGAATCCATGCCCGCTGTTCGGCGGTAAGTGCGGAGCGGCTCTTTGAAGGGGTGCCCGCCGGAACGGATAAAAGCTCGTCAACCGGTGAGCGGTCGATAATTCTGTTTGCAGCGCAGTATTTAAAAAACTGCTTGATAATAGATGTATATTCGATTAACGTTTTGTGTGAGGAGGGCTGCCCCGAATATGGATTACAGACTGCGAACTCATCAAGGACGGCTTGGACGTCACAAAGTCGAATTTTCGAAATATCAGCCGCACCGAAACGTCGCACGAAGTGACCGAGCCTCTGTTCGATGCCCATATACCAGCCGACAGATACGGTGTTTTTTTTCGAAATTAAAAATCGGTTTGCCCAAAAAGCAAAAGTGCGGTTTTCGGAAATCAAATCAACGCCACGATGTAGCTGTGCACGAAGCTCCGCCGCCTTTTGGTCGGCTTCTTTTTGAGTTTTGCCGTAAACCGATTTATATTTGCGTTTGCCGTCAACGCTGCCGACGTAAACTTGAACGACTATTCGGCCGTCGGCGCGGCGGGTGTTTGTTTTTTTCGGCATATTTAATCACTTCCGTTTTGTCATTACAAATTGAATAATCTCTTGTTTACCCTCTTCGCTTGCCGTTCTGTAAAAAGCGGGGAGGGCTTTTTCTTGTTCAGTTAATGAATTTGCAGTAGAATAGCGGGCATAAATTACGCCGTTCATATTTCACCGCCTTTCAGCCGTTCGATTCGTCGAGCGGCTTTTTATTTGACAAGATACACCGTAATTTGCGCTTTTGTTTTTCCGTCGTCATTTTCGCCGCAAGCGTCGAGAATACCAACGATCTTTTTATGCTCGTTTTCGTTTATGAAGTTTGCGGCAGACTTCGGCAATTCGCCGACTTCTTCGTAAATGTCATTAAAAACGACGAAGCAATCGTCGGCGTCTTCGTATTCGATAGTTAGCACGTCGCCTTCGTCGCAATTTAACAAATTATCTTCACGCGTTGTATATTCATCAATTTTCTTTTTGATTTTCGAGAGGGAAAAACGCTTCGATTCGAATATATCGAGCGGCTTATAAAATCCGATCTTGTATGTGGCTTTATTATTGCTGACCGAATATTTGTTGAGATAACCGGACACACGCCAGCCGCGCTTTGTGTAATCGTTGAACATATCTTGAACCGTTCCGCGATAGATATATCCGATTTTTGCCCCGTTAAGATACACGGCGACCGCTTTTTCGTCGTGGGGGTTTTCGGGTTCTTGCTTGAACGTCAGCGCCTTTCCACCGTTACCGGGGATATGGTCGAACGCCCCGTCAAACAAACACAAAGATTCTTCATATTCATAGCAAAGCGCCGCACCGTCTGTAACGTCTTCAAATAAATTGTAATTCTTTTCGCCGTCCGGAACGCTTTTCTTTTCGGCCGCAGGAGCGGGCGCAACATTCGCGGCGGGAACGATCGCAGGAGCAGGAGCGGACACAGTATTTTTTGTGGCGGGCGCTGGGTTCTTTTTATCAAGATAAACAAGCGCCGCGCCGCCAGCAATTAAAAGGACGCTACCACCAGCCAGCGCCGCTTTATCATCTGTATTTCCAAACAAGCCGAAAAGACCGACAACGCCGATCGTGATTAAAACAATACCGATTATAAATTTCTTTCCCTTTTTCATAGTGGAATCCCCTTTATGTGTAATAGATCGTAAAAATATATACGTTCCCGCTGGGAGCGGGCAAAACAAACGTTATTTTGATTCGGTATGTACTGCACCGAAAATCTTTTCCCCTTCCGCAACAACGGAAGCGGCGTCGGCGGCAATGTTCGCGCCCGCCTGACCCCCTAAAAGAGTATCGACCGCGCCTTGCATATCAGGCCGCGCGCGATACGCGAGAACAACCGCCTTTTCCTTTTCGGAAAGCGCGAACGGCGCTTCGGAAGATTCGTCGCGGAATTCCGCAAGAATATCACCCACATTATATATATCGCATAATTGCATTAAGATTTCGGCGTCAGGTTGACCGCGGTTATTTTCCCACGCATTGACCGTTTTTCCGCTTTTACCTACCATAGCGCCGACTTGATCGGCGGTCAATCCGCTTTGTTCTCTTAAACGTTTTAACGCTTTTGCTATTGATTCACGCGACATTCTACACACCCCATATTTTTATATTGGTTTTTTTGCAGTACGGAGCGGCTAACCTTAATATATCCACTTGCTTTAAATTTCGCTCGTTTATAAGTTGTAACAGTCGCTCAGCCGTTGAACTGATTTTCATAAAATACCTTCTTTTTTCGGTGTGTTAACTACTTCCGTTTGTATTGTTCATTATGAATTGAATGATTTTTAATTTATTCTCTTCGCTTGCCGTTCTGTAAAAAGCGAGGAGGGCTTTTTCTTGTTCGGTTATTAAGTCCGCAGTAGCCATTCTGCTTTGCGGCACATCTCTGTCAATTAAATAATCAAGACTGACATTGAAAAAATCAGCGATAATTTCAAGCGTTTTATAATTTTTAGGCTCGCGTTCGCCGATTTCCCACATCGCAACCGTGCTTGATGAAACACCTATTTTTTTTGCGAGTTGTGCTTGTGATAAATGTTTTTTATTTCTTAAACATTTTAATTGCTTACTAAATATAATTTTTACCCCCTTGTATTGTTCATTATGAATTGAATGATTTTTAATTTATTCTCTTCGCTTGCCGAACGGTAAAAAGCGAGGAGGGCTTTTTCCTGTTCGGTTAATGAATCTGCAGTAGCTATTCCGTTTTGTGGTACATCATATCCCATAAGCCAAACTGGGTTAACATAAAAAATATCAGCTAAGTAATAAACAGTCGTAAGCTTTGGAAGCATTATTCCGTTCGCATAACGACTTATAGTAGCGGCAGACATTCCGAGCTTTCCTGCAACGGAGTATGTAGTTTCGCCGGAGCTTGAAAGCAAAGCTGACAACCGAAGCGAAAACACATCTTTATTGATTATTAACCCGTTTTCTTTTTTTCTCTGTTTTATACGGTTGTGAATTTCCATTTAATCACCCATTTTCCGCAGTAAAAATTCAAAACTTGGCGCGAAGCTCAACGACCTTGCCTATAATGCTTACGGGAAGAGATTCAATATCGTCGTTACTGTAAGTTTTAACTTCGTAAGCCGGATTCGACGGAACGAGATTTATTCCTCCGTTGAATTTTTGCACTTTTTTAATCGTTGCTTCGTCGCCGTTTACAAGTACAATCGCAACCTCGCCACTCTCGACATCCGGCTGTTTGCGCACAATAACAACATCGCCCTCTTTTATGCGTGGTTCCATTGAATCACCCTTGATTTGTAATGCAAAATAATCACCTTGTCGTGCCATATCTTCGCTGATTTCTTCATAATCTAATATATTCTCGACAGCCTCCATCGGAAGCCCAGCGCGAACGGTGCCGAGGACTGGAACCTTAATTTGAGAAGATGAATTAGGCTCAACAATGCCTTTTTGATGCATCGGTACATCATACCCCATAAGCCAAGCTTCGTTAACTTTAAGTGCTTGCCCCAGTATGTAAAGTTTGGATTGTCGCGGCTCGACTTTACCATTTACATATTGACTTAAATCGTTTCTGTTTAATTTGATATCGTTTTCTTCACAGAACGGCGCCGCTAACCGTAATATATCGACTTGTTTTAAATGTCGATTATTCATAATTTGCAATAATCGTTCTGATGTCGAACTAATTTTCATATTATCACCTCATTTAATATATAATAGCACGCAATAAACAAAAGTTCAAGGAAAAAAGAAAAATAATTCAAAATAATTGAATTTTTGTATTGACACACACCGTAAGCAGTGATATTATAAGCTTGTTCAAAATAATTGAATAAAAGAAAGGATGTTGTAAATGACGTTTGATTATTCAAAACTAAGTGGGCTCATCAATCAAAAATGTGCTACACGAGCGAATTTTGCAAAACTTATAGGGCTTTCCGAAAGGTCTGTTTCGCTTAAAATGAGCAGCAAAATTCAATGGAAACAAAATGAAATATGTCGCGCCTGCCAAATTTTAGAAATTCCTGAAACAGAAATTCCCGAGATTTTTTTTAAAGTAAGAGTTCAAAATATTTGAACTGAAGAAAGGAAAATGACACGGTATGTCAGTTAAAATTTTTACAAAAAAAATAACCTCGTGGGAAAGCTTACCCGTGCTTTTAGACATCGAAACGGTATGCTGCCTTTTGCAGTGTTCAGAGAATACGGCGATAAAGCTTTGTAAGAACGGGGAAATCAAAGGAAAAAAACTCGGCGGAATGTGGCGAGTAAGCAGAGACAGTCTGCGCGATTTCTTTATGAATTAAAGGAGATAAAAAATGATTATCAGCACAACACTTGAAGCGTTAGGCATTGCGGCGTTGATAGCCGCTTATTATCACGAAGACAAATTTATTAAATTTGAAAGCGACTGTCGCGAAATATATCGCGCGTGCAAGCGTCAGGGAATATCGGCTTGCGACTTGTTTAAGATGATTTGCCGCGAGGAGCTGAAAAAATGATTTCGAATAAAAGAACAAAAAACCGCAGAATCATTGCTCGGCACAATGACGACCCGGAAAAGAAAGAATATATTCCCGACCCGAATTTTCCGTATAGCATTTGCCAAACTTGCGCATTCCTATACAAGCCGAATCAATGCATGCAAATACAAATGTGCGTAAGCCTCGCCGACCAAGGCAAGCCGCGAGACAGAAACGCGACAAACGAGCATTGCGACACATACAAGCCGAAGAGACGAGAGGTTAAGCCGTGGTGAATGAAGAAGAGCTGCGTCCGTTCCTTTATGAAAGCAAATACGGCTACCGAGTGAACATAAGGAATCCATATGTCGCAAAGCTGTTTATACGCTTCAGAGATAAGCTCGGGCTTCCGACATGGTGCCCGTGCAACGACATAGAAAGGCTCGAATTTGAGACGGCGGTTATTCCGCTGCTTGAAAAAAAATTCGGAATAAAAGCCCCGAAAGTCAATGTGCCGCAACATATCAGAGAGCGGCTGCCGGTTGAGCTTGTAGCGTCCCTCTACGGCTTAGACGAAGAATTCATGTTGAATTTAGAAAAAAACACAAAAAAATAGCCGCCCTGCGCAGCAACGCAAGACGGCCGCCCGGTAAATACCGAAGCAAAATCATGTATAAATAGTATATCAAGAAATTCGGTATTTGTCAAATTTTCAAAACGTCCGTTTGGGCGTTTGGCGGCCTTGTATTCTATCGTATCTTTTCAAGCAAAAAGAAGACGCAAACGGCTATAAAGCAAAAGAAAAGGAAGTGACAAATACTTTGTTTTTTAAAAATCAGTCAGTCAATCAGTCATTCGATGAAACGCTCGGGAAAATCAAAGCCCAAATTGAAATAGACAGTGTCCCTGTTGAGCTTCTATTACAAGCTGAAGAGCTTGCGGTTATCATAGCCGAGGTTATGAGGCTTCGGCAAAATGACGCGCTCAAGGTCGGAGGGGTTATACGCCCGGCCGGAGATGTTCAGGCTGTTTTCTCGAAAATCGAAAACGAGCACATCGTATACGTGCTTGAGCATTACAACGAAGTGCCGTATCGAATACGGAATCCGAAGCAGTACCTGCGCACGGCTCTTTATAACTCCGTTTTTGAAATCAACAACGCCGCTGCGAACCTATACAGTGCCACGGAAGGCGGGCGGCCATGAACAGAGAGAAGCGAACCTACTCGGGCAAGCTCCTTGACGTGGATTTCTACCCGGTTTTTTCGGACGGTCGGCGAATGCCATCGCGAAAACCGAAAACAAAGCCCTCTACGGCCGAGCAAGAAAAATATAACCGAAACAAAGCCGTGCGGGAATTCTGCCGGATTGTTAACGCAAATTTCGATGAAAAAGATTATTTCATGCACCCGACGTTTACTCCGATTTCGGCACCCCAAAGCAGAGAGGAAGCAAAGAAAATCTTAGCGAATTACCGAGCGCGGGTTCAGCGACGGCGAAAAAAAGAGTTAAAAAAAGCGAAGCTTGCATTATCGGTGCTCCCGGAGCGGAAAGAGCTGAAAGAACAGCGAAAAGAGCTTATTGAAAAAATCAACGTTCTGTCCCGTCCGTTCAAATATGCGTACACGATTGAAGAGGTCACATATAAGACGGGAAGCTTAAAAGGGCGGACAAACTATCATTACCACCTATTCATTACCGGCGGCTTGGATGACAGGCTTATGGAGAGGATGTGGGATAAGGGCGTTCGAGTTAACGTCAACAATTATCAGCCGGAGCGGTTCGGCCCGGAAACGGCGGCAAAATATATGCTTAAGAGCACGCCCGAAGCCGGAAAGAAAAAATACATCTGCTCGCGGAATATGACCCCGCCGCGAGTGCCGGATCCGTCAAGACGAGACGGCAAAACGTCGAATCGCCAGCTTGAGAAATGGGCTAAAGAGCGAGTAAATGACGCGGAGTTTTGGGAGCGGAAATACAAAGGCTACCGATTCGAGCGTTGCTTCGCTCGGAAAAACCCATATAACGGGCATTGGTACATATCAGTAATTATGTATCGGGCGACAGCGGAAATGCCGCCGTGGACGCTCGACGATTGGGGGGTGTATGAGTAGCAACAATTAACAAAATTTCGGAGGTATAAAAAATGATAATTTCAGGAGAAGGCTCAAAAACAATGAGTGAGAGCGAAGAGCAAATATGCCTTTTTCGGTGGGCACAATGGGCTTGTTGCAAATATCCCGAGCTTAAATTGCTGTTCCACGTCCCGAATGAGGGGAAAAGAAGCGTCTATACGGGAGCACGTATGCGTTCGGAAGGACTAAGAGCCGGTGTCCCGGACATCTGCTTACCCGTGGCAAAAAAAAGATATCACGGTTTATTTGTTGAGATGAAAGCCGGAAAAAACAAGCCGACCGCAAACCAATTAGAATGGCTTTCGTCTCTCGAAAAACAAGGATATATGACGGCCATATGTTACGGCTGGGAAGCCGCGAAAGCCGTTATTGAAAATTATCTCAAGTAAAAAGGGTGGGAAAAATGATACACGAACTAAAAATCAAGCCTCAATATTACGAAGATATTAAAATCGGGCTTAAACCATTCGAAATAAGAAAAAACGACCGAGATTTCAAGCTCGGTGACATTCTTGTTTTGAATGAATATGACAGCGGAGCGGGAACATACAGCGGCCGTGCCCTCACAGTAAGGGTTACATATCTGTTGAACGACCCTGAATATTGCAAAGAAGGTTATGTAATTCTCGGTATTATCCCGGTAGGAGAACGCCATGGATAAGATTTTATATTACGTTATAGCGGTCTTTTTGATAATATCGGCCGTTGTGTTTTCGGTCGTCGCAATTAAAGCCATCATCAATTTTATTGTTTTTATTGCCGCGGCAGTAATAATGAATTAAGGAGTACAAAAAAATGAAATTAAAGAAAATAGAGCAAATTCTAAAACGAAACAAAACGATAATACTCTATCATGGACCGGATGATATACAGTTTTTGAGCGACGGAACGGCTCTTTACCCTATGTTTAATCTTCCGGAATTAACCAAAGAAAGCATATTTACAATGTTCGACATTCCGGAGGAAAAAGCATCTAAATTTCTTTTCGAAATACGCGCACTTTCTCAGTCGCTCGATGTAAATGTAAAAGACATCGACCCCACCGAAAATTTGCTCGAAAGAAGTAAAATATCGATTTGTTTAAACGGAATCGAGCTCGAACCGTTAAAGACATCACAAGGGATTATGTACATAAACACGCGATATTTGGAGCCATTCGCTGACATAGAAACAGGATATGAGATATATGAAAGAACAAGAAAAGACGGAATGCTGTATTTCGCGATTAAAAGTGGGCTCATATTGTGCGGCATCGTGCTTCCGAGTTTCGGAGACGAAAAGCTCATAAAAGAGCTGCTTAAAGAGCTTTTGCAATACACTACCGACGAAGAATAATAACATTCAAGAAAAGAGGAAAAGTTATGAACGACAATATTTTATGCGCTATTGCCCCACTTTTTGCGGAGCTGCAAAAGTTAGTAGATACATACGAAAATTTTTAGGAGGTGCCTATATGGACGAAAAGTTTTTAGGAAAAATCGACTTTGCAGAGTTTGGGAAAATTAGCGACTTTCCCTTTTTAATCGGGCTGCAATTAGGTTTTTCCTTTAATGGCTACGGAGTTATGGACGGCGGAAAGTACACCGTAAACATTGACGACGCTTGCAAGTGGAGCACAGAGGAAAGACTACAAGGCATTACAAAGTCAGTAGAAAAAGTAAACGAAATTTTGACAGCGGCTAAATGTTGCTATGTTTCGGAGCTGATAAATAAGCCCGTCGAGGTAGTAATCGAAAACGGCGTATTTTCTGACTTTAGGATTTTAACAGAGGTTTTATAAAAAAGGAGGTTACATTATGAACAGCAGTATTTTAACCGCTATCGAGTCGCTTTGCGATGACATAGCAACCAACACCAACCCCGAGGAAAACAAGAAAAGAGCCGAGGCGGTTGTTTCTCTTGCCTTTGTGGGCATTTTTACTCCCGCAGAATATGACGACGAATACGAGGACAAAACCTCCGAGGGCAAAGCGGCACCCGTTGCAGATGTGAGCAAGGTACCGCAGGCGGGCGAGCAATTCGAGTATAACGGCGTTAAGTTTACCGCTCTCGGAGAGGAGCGGGGCGGCGTACTTGCTATTGTTTCGGAACTGCTCAAGGAGGAAATGCCGCTCGATAAAAGCAATAAAAACGACTGGCGCACCTCCTCGCTCCGTAAATACCTTAACGGAGAATATCTCGAACAATTCAACCGCGGCGACCTCCTCCCGTTTGTATCGGACTTGACCGCCGACGACGGTACGAAAGACTACGGCACCGCCGAGGATTACGTTTTTCTCCTCTCGTGCGAACTTTACCGCAAATACAGAGAGTCCGTACCGCGCTTTAATAATTGGTGGTGGACTCTTACTTCTTGGACTTGCGCCCCGGCCAGCGAGAGCATCGCGCGGGTTGTCAACTCCGCGGGCGGAGTGAACGAAAATTATGCGTACATCGGTTACGGCGTAGCCCCCGCTTGTCTGTTCAATCACAAAATCTTTAAGTAATCTGCGCCGATAGGCGCGTATGGAGGCGGCAATATGGAAAAACACATTTTAACATACACGAGCGACGGCACCGATAAAACCGCCGTCGCAATTACAAAAATAAGAAACTCAGGCACCGACATTATAGGCGAGATTGTTTATACGGGTACCGACGAGGGCGCAGTTATCCTTGAGGACTTAATAGAGCACCCAGGTTATAACGCTCTTGCTAAAGAGGTTAAGGAACTCCGCGACGCAGCAGAACGGCGCAGAGAGCGCACAATACGAAAAGTAGAGCAAGCTCTCGGGTTAAAGCTCTACGATTGGCAAAAAGCATTTATTTTCTACAATAAACCCTACAATTACTATGTAAGCGGTTATAGAGGAACGGGAAAAACCCTTGCTCATTGCCTCCGCCTTTGCTTATCCGAGGGCGAGCCGATTATAGCGGCACTCACACCTCCCACAAGGGCGAAAAACGAATTTTTGCGCTATCTCGGCGAGGACGGCTGCTCCATACACCGCTCGCAATTCTTTATAAATGAGTTGCGACAAGTTTATAACAAGCTCCTCGCGGCGGGAAATATCGACCTCCGCGAGATAACCTTTAAGAGGTAAATATGGAAAGTATCAAAATCGAAAAAGACGGCTCTGTATCTAAAATTACGGTAGAAATGACCGAGGGACTCTTTGAGGAGTTTTTGCAATTCCGAAAAAGCAAAGACGAGTACGACAACCGAGCCTAGAAAGAAATCGAGGGCTTGCGCCGCCGTATAGGATTTTAGTAAAGGCAATTATTAACTTGACAGATGGCAAGATGTCAAAATTAAAAAGAAGAGGAGTAAAAAGATGTACAAAGAAAAGGCGATTGAAAAAATACAAAAGGAATTAAAAGCTTTTACCGGTGGGAACAAAGAAAAAGCCGTGTCGAAGCCCATCGCAGAAACGCTTGAAATGTTTTGCAAGCAAAACGAAGAATTCGCGCAAGCTATATACGAGAGTGACAAGACCCTTTCGAATTGCTGCAAAACGATAATGGAAAAAAGCGGAAATGCGATATCTGATATCGAAGTTTACAAACGAGCCGTCAAATACTACTTTTCAACAGCCGACATTGAAATGTCGATGAGAATCAATTTGTGCGGCGACCTCTCCGCCGGAGAAAACGATAGAAGCGGTAAGGTAATATCACTTTCATTTGATGATTTGTTTTAAGGAGCGGGGAAAAATGAAAGTTTATAAAACGAAAGACGCGATACTGCGCCACGCTCCGCATCTTGACGCCGAAGACGAAAAGCTGCTTAACAGCGAGTGCTTCACGCCGTACATATTCTTCAAAGATGACAGAAAAAATAAAAGGCGTGAGTGTTACTGCACCGCCTGCGGAGCGGAGTTCAAAGAGAATTTTGTTAAACGAATAATGACCCCGGACGACAGAAGCTTTTTAGATGCGGAACATAACGAAATCGTGAAATGTCCGAAGTGCGGCAGACGAGTTATGCTGAAAAACGAGGGCCGCGTTCGAGACTGCAAGAACCTTGAAGAATGGCGCCGTTTTGTGGCTGTTAAACCTGTGGGGCGAAACACTGTATATCTGATATGTGGGTGGGCGAATAAGGACTACACCGGGCGATACATTAAAACAAAACCGATATATGACATTTCGGCGATATATTACTTAACACCTGGGTATGTCCGAGTTTTCAAAAACGCAAATCTGAATTGGTATGCAAAACAGTGGTATGAGCCTAAAAGCATTATTGAACCTTTTACAAAAACTTTTAGCTACAACAATGCTTATGCAGATAACAGGGGATACAGATGGATAGGCTTTGACCGCCTGAAAAAGACGTTTTTAAAATATGCGCCGATTGAGAATTTTTGTGTCGCGTACACAAAATATTTCTACAACAAGCCATACGTCTGTGTCGGCGAAGTGCCCGAGGTAAAATTCTTCGCATATTCGGCGATATATCCGAATGTCGAAAAGTTATTAAAACTCGATCTTGGAGAATTCGTATGTAGCCTTGCAGACGGCAAGCCGATGAAGAGGTTTATAAACTGGAATGCTTCGACCGTGCAGAGCATGTTCAATATGACGCGCGGCGAATTTAAACGTTTTCGAGAACAATTTTACAATTTTGACGATTTTAAGGTTTATGAAATCCTGAAATCGGCAAATCCGAACATTTCATATGCTGTGGCTGTTGACATTTGCAAAGCATATAGCGGCGAAGCGGCTGAAAAAATAGCGTGGACGGTAAAAAAGCAAAAACTCAGCTTGACGAAAACATTGAATTATCTCGCAAAGGCCGAAAGAAAAAATTTTAAAAGCAAATATGAAACAAGCACGGAATACAGCCGCAGCACAACGGTGACGTGGTGGAAAGATTATATATACTTTGCAGAAAAGCTTAAATATGACCTTACAAGAAGTGATGTCATATATCCGAAAAACCTGAAACAAGCACATGACAATGCTTCGGGTGCGATAGTGATAAAAAAGGACCAAGACGCCTTTGAGAAATATAAGAAAAGATATGCCGCCCTCGAAAAGCGATATGCCTTTTCGAACGGCGAATATCAAATCGTAATTCCAATAGGCGTAAACGACATAATCGAAGAAGGCAAGATTCTTTCCCATTGCGTAGGCGGATATGCCGAACGCCATATGAAGGGGAAAACTACGATTTTGTTTATGAGAAAATGCAACGCGCCTGCGGAGCGGCTTGTTACAATCGAGGTCAAGGACGATAGGATTTGTCAGAATTACGGATCTCACGACCGGCAAGTCTCGCCCGCCGAACAAAAATTCATAAACACATGGATTCAATGGGTGCGTGCCGGTTCTCACAGAATTAAGAACAAAAAAGCTGCCGGAGCGGCTTAAAAGAAAGGACGTTTCAAAATGGAAAAACTGATAATAAATCAAACATCAAATGAAGTCAGCGAGATATACAGAGAAGCTGTTCAAACGCATCAGCGAATCTTGGCGAACGGCGAGATTTGTGCGCAGTCCCTTTTAGAAATTTGCAAAGATTTAAAAAAGATGCGTGACCAAAAACTTTATGAAGAATTCGGGTACTCTTCTTTTGAAGAATACACGGAAAAGGCCGTTAGCATTAAGCCAAGACAAGCTTACACGTACATATCAACGTATGAACGCTTAGGAAGTACGGTTTTGCAGTCGAATGCAAACTTGGGTATCACCAAGCTTGACCTTATAGCGCAGATGAACCCGGTTGAACGCACGGAAAAGCTTGCTGAAAATGCCTTTGACGGAATGTCCGTGTCTGAAATAAAGGCTCTTGTTCAAAAGTCAAAAAATCAGGGAGAGCAAATAAGCTTGCTTCAGACTGCACTTGAAGAGGCTAAGGCGCAGAACAAGGCGGCGGAAGAACCCGACGAAGAAAAAGAAACGCTGCGGGCACAAATTGCTGCCCTAAAAAAAGAAATCACCGACAGCGCATCAAAGCTTGAGTCCGAAAAAAGGGGCATTGTTGAAAAAGCAAAAAGTGAGGGCATAAAAGCAGCAAAAAAAGAGGCTCTTATTGAAGCGACAAAATCCGTCAAAGAAAATACGGAGCGGCTCACTCAAAAAATTAAGGACCTTGAAACAGCTTTGACCGAAGCCGGCGTCGAGCACGATAAACTCGAAAAGCAATTGTTACTTGCCGACAGCGAGTCGGCCAAAGCAATGGTGTATATTCAAAACATTCAGGACAGCTTCAATTCTTTATTTGCCGCAATGGGAAAAATGCCGGATGAGCAAAAAAGCAAATTCAACAGTGCTTGCCTAAAGCTGTTAGAAGCAATGCGCCGACAGGTCGAAGAATAAGGGGAGTTAAAAAATGATTATCACAGCTAAAATAAAAGTTGAGGTTCCGATGGGATTTTATTGTAAGAAATGTCCGAGAAAAGAGCGCGACGAGAAACATTTTATGTTTTGCACTCTTTTCAATCGTTATCTTTACATACGAAAAGGCGAGTACCTTAAATGTCGAGAGTGTGTGAATGCACTCTATGATGAAATAGACAGCATGTAAAGGAGAAAAAATGCAATACATACCATATGCCGTTACGGCGGCAGCGATAATCGGCACAATCGGAAACAGTTATAGAAAAGTTTGGAGCTTTCACATTTGGATTTTCACGAACGCTTTTTGGTGCGTTTTCAATCTAAAAAATCACAGCTACGCACAGGCAATCTTATACGCTGTTTATTTTTTCTTGTCAATAATCGGAATTGCACAGTGGAGGAAAAAAGAAAAATGACACTTATAGAGCTTAACAATCTTCGCTACATCGAGAAAGAAATAACATTACTTCAGCTCAGAATACGAGAGCTTGAAAATGAAACCGAGCGCATAACTCCGATTTTAACGAATCTGCCCGGCAGCGGAGATAAGAAAAGCTCAATTGTCGAACAGCTGGTCGAAGAAAAAGAAAAACTCGGAGCGGCCCTGCAAACGCGGCAGGAAGAACGAAGAAAAGCCATGCGCTTTATAAACGGAATCCCCGATTGCCAGCTTCGAATAATTTTCATTTTGCGTTTTATTTCCGGAAAGAGCTGGAACGAGGTTGCAGACTATATCGGCGGCGGCAACACAGAACAAGGCGTGTGCATGCGTGCTCTTCGGTATCTTAGGAAATTCGAAAGTTGTTAAATATGTTAAACGCCTTTTTGATAATATTAAATCAGAGAGAAACTTGATTATAAAACAAAGAGGTGCGATATGGCTAAGACGGGCAGAAAATCCAAATACGACGCCGAAATTAAGCCGCATCTTGCCGAAATTGAAAAAGCGGTTAAAAACGGCGCGACAATAACAGAAATCGCAACGGCGCTGAATATCGCCGAAAGCACAATTTACAAGTACAAAAAAGAGAAAAAGGAGTTTTCGGCGATATTTGCGCGCGGGCGCGCGTCTATAATTATAGACATTCGAGGAGCTCTGTTAAAAAAAGCCCTTGGGTATGATTACGAAGAAGAAAAAAAGGTCGGAAGGAAAGACAAAAACGGCGAAAACATTATGATTGTCGAAAAATACAAAAGGCATCAGCCGCCGAGCGAAACAGCCGCCGCAATGCTCCTTCGGAATTATGATACAAAATGGATTGACAAAGATAATGCGACGACCGAGCTAAAAAAGCAAGAGTTTGAGCTACGAAAAACAATTTCCGAAAGTAATAATTTTGATTTAGATTGGGAGGACAAAAATGACTGATAGCGAGAGAATTTGTTATGTTTTGAGCGAAAACAACTGTAAATTTGAAGGCTTAACAAAAGAGCAAATTTTAGCGGCAATTCAGCAGGCGGTTGACTCCGGGAAAATAAAGGATGTTGACACAGGATTTATAACGAAAATTAAGGAGCAAAACAAAAACGCCGGCTTAATGTTTTGGGTTGGCAATCAAGCCGAATATAATGCGCTGGAAAGCAAAAAGAACAACTGTCTTTACATAATTACCGACGACAGGAAAAACGAAAGTATTGAACTTATTTGGTTAAATCTGGGGGAACTCAACGACATAGCAGACGGGGCAATGCAATGCGTCTACGAGAGTAATGACTCGATCCCATTTGATGTTAATTTTACAGGTGACGGACAATTCAAAGAATTCGACCTTTCTTTCGGCGATTATAAATACGATCCGACAAGAGATGTTGTTGTTGCTGAGATTTCAAACAAGCAAACAATACCGCTTGTCGAACATTGCTTTTTTGCGCTAACGCTTAGAAAAGAGGAATATAATAACGGCACTTACGGCATGAAACTTGGTATTTGCATCGTAAGTGGGCTTGGCAATTCACCGTGTCCGTATCTGCACGTATCGTACAAACTTCTCAGAAAATCATACGGGGTGTCATAATGGCTTACATAAACGGAAAAGAAATACTGTTATCAGCTAATCTAACCGGGCTTGTGAACATCGACAGCGAAATATCGGACACAAGCGAAAACCCGGTGCAGAACAAGGCTGTTAAAGCTTATGCCGACGGCTTGGCTAAGTACAGAGTTATAAGCGATGTGACTATAACTGAAGATATTGATCTTTATTCAGTATCGCAAGATAGCAACGGCAATGCGTTCGATTTGCGGAAAATGTTTTTCTTGTTTATCGGAAAATTTAACGCGGCTTTAAGCAATAAAGCGTTGTCACTACGAACAAACGGAGGATATCATTACCTCGCGTATAGGGGTTACACACTTGCTGAAGATCACGAGTGCGCTTTTTGGCTCGAAGCCGAAAATTTCTTGAAAACGGATGAAAATAGCGGCATTAAGAGCACATATTCGGCTACATTGCTTCAACAATTCACAAATGGACTTGCTCAAGGCTTGAGTGGAAATAATGTTGCTGTAAATTCAGACATCTCGTTCCAAAAAAGACACCAAAATTATCCGCACCCAATGAGCGAGATTAGATTCGGCGTCCATGATGGGACAATCAAAATGAAATCGGGAAGCCGCTTTATTCTTCTCGGCATTGATTATTGAGGAGGACTGAATTATGCGAATGTATGACAACGGCATATACAGAGATATGACCGAGGAAGAAGAAGCCGCTGTAATGGCGGTCACAGAGCAGGAAGAAAAAGTAAACAAGGACGGATTAACCTCTCTTGCTGAGGGATTAAGCACGGCGACATCACTCGCACAGGTGCGCTCGGCGGCTAAGTCCGTTCTTACGGATGAAAGCGAGGGAGCAAATGAGTGATGCGGTAGCCGTCGCGATTATCTCGGGTGGACTTGCCCTCTTAGGCGTGATTATAACATCTATTAGCACGTCTCGCAGAATGACTGCACAGCTTGAGCGTAATCAGGCTGTGACGGACACGAAGCTTGAAGAGCTCACGCGCGAAGTAAGGCTTCATAATAACTTCGCGCAGCGTATTCCCGTAATAGAGCGCGACATTAAAATCATAAATCATCGAATAGACGATTTAGAAAAATATCACAAAGGAGTGTAAAAAATATGAAAATCAACATCAAGCAGAGGTTCAAAAACAAGACGTTCGTGATATCGCTGATCACGCTTATATTGGCGACGATTTATCAAATCCTCGGTATGTTCGATGTCGTGCCTAAGGTAAGCGAGGATACATTGACGGGAATCCTAATGCTCGTCGTCAACTTCTTGTCTGCGCTCGGTATACTCGTTGACCCGACAACTGAGGGCTTAAACGATAGCGCAAGAGCTCTCACATACGGTACAGAAAACGATGTGAGACAGAATGAAGAAACGGGCGGATATGCAGCGGGTATGCTATTCTCCGGGCGCAATAGAGTAACTCAACCTTACACATATAATGTGAACACCAAAAAGGGACACGGCGGTATAGATATAGTCGGAGACGATGATAGAACCGTCCACGCGGTAGAGGGTGGCACAGTATCAATGGTTTCCGTCTGGGACGGCAAGACCAAAACAGGTACGCAGAGCTATGGCAATCTTGTTGTTATAACCGATTCAACCGGCAAGAGACACTTCTACGCACATCTTGCGTCTATCTCTATGCATAAGGGTCAGAGGGTATCTGCCGGTGATGTAGTCGGCATAATGGGAAATACCGGCAACAGCTTTGGCGCACATACTCATTACGAGGTTCGCACCGGTCAAGGCACGGTTACACGTATCAATCCTGCCGAGTTCTGCGGCGTTCAGAACGCCAAGGGTACATATGAGAACAATGCGTCTACGTCACCTGCTCCGTCACACAGAGGCACAGCCTACACTATGACGTGCAAAATGTTATACGTCAGAAAAGGACCGTCTGTAAGGTATCGCCGAGTCGGGCAGTTCTCAAGAGGCGAGATATTCTATGTCGTTGCTCGTCAGGGTAACTGGTGCCAGCTTGAAAGCGGTAACTGGATGTGTGCCGGAAAGTATCTTAAGAGAGTGTAATGTTTACAACTTTATCGCAGTTTTACAACTCCGATATCTGGAAAGCAACGCGCGCAAAAATCATAGAAGAGCGTGAGGACGAATACGGCATTGTGCATTGTGAATACAGCGGCGAGCCGCTGATTAACGGATATGACATAATCGCACATCATAAAATACCGTTAACGCTTGACAATGTTAACGATTATTCCATTTCGTTAAATCCCGAAAACATAATGCTTGTCTCACATAAAGCACATAATGAAATACACAAACGCTTCGGGTATGGCTCGGGGCGCAAGGTGTATTACGTTTACGGTGCTCCGTGTTCAGGGAAAACAACATTTGTGAATAACATTAAAGGCAACAGCGATATTGTTTGCGACATTGACAGCATATGGCAGTGCTTGACGGGCGGCGAGCGATACGACAAGCCGACCGCATTAAAACAAAATGTATTCGAGGTACAGCGCACAATTTTAGATATGATTAAGAACCGCTTCGGCAATTGGGAACGCGCGTACATAATCGACGGCGGCGCGGCCAAAACTCCGCGCAACAATCGCATTAAAGATTTAGGCGCGGAGCCTATATTCATTGACACGGACAAAGAGACGTGTTTGAAGCGTTTGGCTTCTGACAAAACAAGAACGCAAACACAGCGTGAGGAGTGGCAGAGTTATATTGATAAATGGTTTATCGATTATCAAGAAGCGTAATGCTTTTTTTGATAAATAAAATCTCCTTTTCTTTTGTGCCGATAACGCGGCGGCAAATAATACCGCGTTTCCTCCCGGAGATATCCCCCCGGTCACGCCGGAAATTGGGTGTCTTCCATACTGTGCGCCCCTCCTACTTTTCGCGCGGGGCAATTTTTTGGAAATCGGGAAGTTTTTGGCGAAACTTTTGAAAAAATAGGACCTTTTGAAAACTCTAAAAACAACATTAAAAAAGATTATAACTGGGGGCTGAAAAATGACTCGTCTTGAAGAATTGAAAAGTTACATTTCGGCCTTGCCGGATGACATACAAGCTATATTGACACCTGTCCTGAAAGATATAGTCTACGAAGAAGAAATGCTGAGCAAATTCCGCGGCAATCCAAAGACGAAAACAAACGCGGCGATGTATAAGGCTTATAGGCAGACGAAACAGATATATCAAGCGGATTTAAAAATGATTTTGTGGCAGCTACGGCAAAACGAAACATCGGCGGCTGATGATCTGTTATCAAGATTGGCAGAATTCGAATGACTTATCTTGAAGAATACAATTACCTAATACAAGGCAGACACGTTATTGCCGGCTATTGGATGAAGAAAGAAATTGAAAATCTTATCGAAGATTTGCAAAACCCGGCTTATATTTACGATACGGACGAAGCACATAAAAGAATTAAATTTATGCAAACGTTATGTTTGCAAAGCAAACATCCGTATTTCGGAAAGCCTCTTGAGCTTATGCCGTGGCAGCTTGCATTTTGGGAAACGGTTTACTCTTTCAAAATGAGCGATACCAAACTACGCCGTTTTGTTGAAGTGCTCCTTGAAATCGCAAGAAAAAACGGCAAAAGCACAATGTTGGCCGGTGACGGAAACACCGATTTGTTTATCGGCACCGGAGGTTCGGAAGATTGCTGCGCGTCAAATGATGATAGGCAAGCAAAATATATATGGCGAGAAATCGCCGGAATGCGTGACCGGTTGGACCCGAAAAAGGCTATAACAAGCCGGAATTTAGTTGAAATTCGAAACGACCGAAAGAACATCATCATTTCGCGCATGTCAAGCAAAACACAAAACAAAGACGGCGGAAATTATACAAAAACGTACCTTGACGAAGCTCACGACATAGACGAAGAGAACGGTAACAGTGAAATTGCCGAGGCTTGTTGGCGCGGAATGTCGACAAAAGATGATCCGTTATTTATCACTTGCACAACGCAAGGCTTTAGCCGTGACGGGTGCTTTTTGGATAAAAAAATCGCGCACGCAAAAGCAGTTATCGAGGGCGAAAAAGAAGATATACACTTTTTGCCTTTTCTTTATGAACAAGACAATGAACAAGAAATTTGGCAAGACGAGAGCAGCTGGGAAAAGTCGAATCCGTCTTTGCGATACGGCGTTAAAAAAATGTCAAAACTCCGTCGCGATGTTGACCTTGCTCGGACTGATAAAGAAGCACGATTGCATCTGCTTTGTAAAGATTTCAACATCAAACAAAACAGTGCGCAGGCGTGGCTTCGTTCTGAAGACTTTATGTATTTGCAAGAAAAACAAAGCCTTGAAAATTTTCGCGGCTGTTTTTGTTTGGGTGCGCTTGACTGTTCGCAAACAACAGACCTTACAAATTTAAAGCTCTTATTTATGCGTCCAAACGATAACACAAAATATGTTTTTTCGCATTATTGGATTCCGGAAAGCAAATTGACCGACAGCCCAGACAAGAGCGCGGGTGCTCGTTATGAAGAATGGGCGCAAGCAGGATATATGACGATAAGTAAAGGAAGCATCATCGATTTAACTGATGTAACACGCTATATCTCAGAGCTTAAAGACCTTTATAACATACGCATTTTAAAATGCGGATACGACAAAGCATTCGCTCGTGAATTTGAAAAGAGCATAGACGAGTTAAGCCCGACTATGCGTGAACCCATAAATCAAAAAGTTATGTCAACTCCGATGAAATGGGTTGAGCGTGATTTTCAAAATCACGTCATAAATTACGGAAACAATCCCGTCGACGCTTGGTGTTTGGGCAATGCTTGCTGCTATATCGACCGGCACGGAAATTACAGTTGTATAAGACGACAGGCGAGCAAACGAATTGACGGAGCGGTTGTTTTTATAATTCTTTACGCAACGCTTTTAAAGTTCAATTCGGAATTTCAAAACGCAATAAAATAGGGGTGATTCACACGGGATTATTTGATTTGTTTAAAACGAAAAAGAAAAAACAAAGCGCGCTGACATATGCGCCGACGATGACCGGAAATGCACCGTTTTACTCTTCTTTCGGAGAAAGCGTTTACGCTTCGGACATAATAGTTCAATCAATCCGCTGTAAAGCGAATGAGTTCAAAAAACTCGACCCGCGACATATTCGGACAACTAACGGTGAACAGTCGGTAGTGAGCGATAGCAGCATCGCAAAGGTTCTGAAAAGGCCGAATGGGTACATGACCACGGCTGACTTTTTAGAAAAAACAACAATCTTGCTTGAGCTTACAAAAAACGTGTTTATTTATCCGACATTTTATAAAACAAACGGCGGCGAAAAATATTACACGGGGTTTTATCCGCTGAAGCCGTCTGAAGCGCAATATATGATCGACGCAGCAGGCAATTTGTATTTGAATTTGAGATTTGCAAACGGTTATGAAATAACGCTTCCTTCAGATAGCGTTATACATTGGAGGAAAGATTACGGAGTCAATGATTATTTCGGCGGCGGAATGTTCGGCGGCGATGACAACTCCGGGCTCTTAACAATGCTTCAACGCTACGACCAATTGACGCAGAGCATCGCAAAAGCGGTTAAATGTTCTTGCCAAGTGAATGCGGCGGTAAAGGTAAATACATATGCTGAAACGGATGAGCTTAAGCAGAAACGCGAAGAATTTGAGGCTGATATTATAAACAATAAGAGCGGACTACTTGTCATGGACCAATCAAGCGAATTTGTGAACATTCCGCGAGACATAAAGCTTGTTGATGCCGACACGCTCAAATTTTTTTATGATACAATTTTGCGCGCCAACGGGTGCAGCCTCCCAATACTTAACGGCGATTATACAAAGGCACAAAAAGAAGCTTATTACGAGCACGCACTCGAAGCAGACATAAAAAGCTTAGGGCAAGCTATGTCACGAGTGCTTTTTACTGAACGCGAGGCGGCGTTCGGTAATGAGATAATCCTTTACCCTAACGACATATCGTTTATGTCAATGGAAAATAAATTGACGGCATTGCAATTAGGGCTGCCTGCCGGCATATTCACAAAAAACGAAGCCCGAGAGTTACTGGGATATGCACCCATTGAGGGCGGCGACGTAATGCCGAGAGGATATAACGAAATAGACACGACAAGCACAGGCGAAAGCGAGGGAAAAAACGATGAGTAGAAAAAGAAACGATTATTTTTTGCAGCGCGGCTTTACCGCCGAATTCAGAGCTGCGGGAGCTGATGACGGCAACACAGGACATATCGTCGAGGGCGTCGCAGCTGTCTGTGAACAAGAAACACGTATACAAGATTTTTTTGGAGAATTTATCGAGGTCATTCGAAAAGGCGCGTTTGACGAAACAAACTTTGACGACGTGCGCTTCTTGGTGAATCACGATTTTAACGGCATTGCTCTTGCCCGAAGCCGTCGGAATAACAAGAGTGATAAACCTAACACAATGCAGCTTTTCGTAGACAATAACGGCGATGTAAATATAAAGGCTGATCTTGACACGGAAAACAACGAACAGGCCCGCGCTCTCTATTCGGCCATAAGCCGCGGCGATATGGACGGAATGAGCTTTTGCTTTTACGTTTCGGAAGATAATCAAAAATGGAGTGAGCGCGACGGAGTAAACATTCGTGAAATATTAAAGGTCGATAAAGTTATCGAAGTCTCAGCTGTTAACTTCCCGGCATATGGGGGAACTAACATAGATAGCCGGTCGCTGGATAGTGACCGCCGAGCACTGGATAGGGCCCGCATCGCGTTGGATAACGCAAAAAAAATGAAGCCTGATTACAAGGCAAAAACTTTAATTACAATGTACAAAAAGTGAGGTAATGAACATGAAAATGAAAGACAAGCTCTTAAAGCTTTTAAACGCAAAAAAAGAGCAGCGCGACGCTCTTAACAAATCAATGATTGAGAGCGAGAGTAAAGAAGAGCGCGCCGCTATCGGCGAAACTCTTAAAGCTCTTGGCGAAGAAATCACAGAAGTTGAAGAAATGCTCGCACAGGTTGACGAACCCGCACCCGATGGGTCCGACGCAGGTGATAAGGGCGCCGCCGCTCGACAGCTTGACCCAATTGCAACGTTTAAAATGAGGGATCAAAAACCGTCTGCTGTTAAAGACCGTTATGATACGGAGGAATACCGCAGCGCGTTTATGGACTTTGTTTGCCGGGGCATTGAAATTCCTGCTGAAATGCGCAAGGATGAAGTGACCAAAACAACAGATGCAAGCGCAGTTATTCCGACGACAATTCTTAATGAAATGGTTGTCGGACTTAAAAATTACGGCAATTTGTATGCAAAGGTTCGTAAACTTAACGTACCGGGCGGCGTGCAAATTCCGATTTTGTCGCTAAAACCGGAGGCTAAGTGGATTTCTGCCAATACCGCAACAAGCGAAAGTGACAAACAGAAGATAGATTCTAATACAGCTGTTACATTTAATTATTATGGTTTGGAATGCAAAATTTCGCAGACTTTGCTCACAAATGTTACAACACTTGACATGTTCCAGCAGATGTTTATTCCGCTTGCAATGGAGGCTATTGCGAAAGCTTGGGATATTGCAATAATCTCCGGCAGCGGTACGGGCGAACCCTTAGGAATCACCAAGGATAGCCGAGTACCTACATCACAAGTAGTTACACTTGCTGCTGCTGACGTCGTTAAATGGGATGCGTGGAAGAAGAAAGTTTTTGCAAAAATTCCCTCCGCTTATCGTAGCGGTTCGTTCATTATGGCTCAGGGTACCTTTGACGGGTATATAGATGGAATGGTCGACAGCAACGGACAGCCGATTGCACGCGTTAATTACGGAATTGAAAATGGCGAATCATACCGTTTTGGCGGCAAGGAGGTTGAAATTGTTGAACCAGAAGTAATAAAAGACTGGGATAGTGCAACGGGTAACGCTACGACTGGTGATGTTATTGCCATCTTTGCAAACCTGAACGATTATGCAATTAACAGTAATCTTGAAATGAAAGTCGTAAAATGGGAAGACAATGACAACAACGAAATCAAAAACAAAGTCATTCTCATCGCCGACGGAAAGCTTATCGACCCTAACGGTGTAGTTATCGTTAAGAAAGGCGTATAAACAATGAGAACTATTGACGCATTAAAAGCCCTTGCTGTTGCGCTCGGTTGCGCAGCAAGTGTCGCAAAAGTAACGGGAAACACCGTCGACGAGGTTGTTAATTTTATCGCAACAAATTTGCCCGACACCTACAAGGGCAAGGTTGCTGGAACTTAATTTAAACAAGGAAGGGTTTATGTGATGCAATTGACAGAAGCCGAAAGGCTGGCAAAAGTGAAATATGCTTTATACGGCAACGCAACGCAGAGTTATAACGACGAGCAGCTTAAATTATACATCGAAGAAGTGCTCGACGAAATGATTCATGCCGGCGTTAAGGAAAATGTTGCAAAAAGCGCGGCGGCTGTTGGTTGTATCGCATGCGGCGTTAATGACATTTGGAATTATTCGAGCGGCACCGTCAAGCATAGCGAATATTACAACCGAAGGCTGATTCAACTCACCTTGAGAAGAGGCGACGAAGATGTTTAGACCGTCGGAATCCGCACAAATGACGACTGCAATTAAATTGCAGCAGCCGATTAAAAAGAAGTCTTCCGGCGTTAGTCAAAAGTCTTACGGCGTTAGTCAAAAGTCATACAAGGATGTTGACGGCGTCGTTATGGCGAATTTCAAAACATACGGCGGAACAGAAAAAACCGACAATGGAATTTTATCGATTGAAGAAACAGCGCAAATCGTATGCCGGTATCGCCCGGACGTAAAAAGCGATACCCGAGTAGTCCTCTTGCAAACTGGCGCAATTTATGAAATCTTGGGCGAGCCGGAGAACATCGAAATGCGAAATGTGTTTTTGAAATTCAAAATTCGCAGAATAAAAGGCGGTGCTTGATTTGCCGATAACGTTAAAACTTACAGGATTTGAAGAAATGCTTTCGGCAATTGACAAAGCCGGTGGTTCAATTGACAGAGCCGCAAATCAATGTATGCAAAAATCGGCAAAGCTGATGGAAGAAGAATTAAAAACTCAAATGCGCTCGGCAAAAGTGAAAAGCGATTTAATCAGCCGTATGCCTTCGCCCGAAGTCGAAAAAGAAGGCAATCGATATACGGCACGCGTCGGCTTTGTTAAAGGTGAGTACAACCCGAAAAAGCCGTCTGATGCATATAAGGCTATCTTTTTGAATTACGGCACACCGCGCCGCACAAAGCACGGTCAGGTTAAAGCTCGGCACTTCATTGAGAATGCAAAGGAAAATGCAAAATCGAAAATCAAAAATTCACAGCAACAAACGCTCAAAGAGATTTTGGGAGGCTTGAAAAAATGAAGCAAAAACTTATTGATGCTCTCATAAAATGCGGATTTGAAGAAGCCAAAACACTTTTTTTGCAAGGCACAATGAATCCAAACGAGCCATATCCTGAAACATTCGTTACGTTTTGGACGAGCAGTACATCCGATGGCATGCATTTTGAAAATCAAACGAAATCGTATGAATGGTCATTCAGCGTGATATTGTACAGCAATGACGCAAATATCGTAAACACGAAGCCGGAAGAAATCCGCGCTGTTTTAAAGAAAGACGGTTTTATTCCATTAGGCAAAGGGCAAGATGTCCCAAGCGACGAGCCTACCTATACTGGATGGGCTATGGATTTTATAATTTCGGAATATTAAAGAAAGAAGGATGAATATGGAAGACAAAAAATTCGGTTTGCTTCGCGGATTGTCCGAAATCTATATCGACGAAGTAACCGACAGCGCAGAAGCTTATACTCCTGCCGGGAAGCCTGAACAGCTTATCCCTGCCGGGGAGCTGAAAATAACGAAATCGGTTGACAAAACACAAGTGTATTTTGACAACGCACTTTATGCGGAAGTGCGAAAAGAAAACGCTTCTGAAATGGAAATCGTCGGAGCGGCTATCCGTGCGGCGTTCAATGCTTGGCTCGAAGGCAAGAGCATAGATACAACGACCGGCGCGATAATGGACGACGGCGAAGCTCACGAAAAGTATTTCGCAATCAGCGGTAAAAAAGACTACACCGACGGAACAAGCGAGTATTTTTGGTTTCTGAAATGCTCATACGGCGGAACTGAAGAAAGCACCAAGACAAAGAATGACAGCACCGATGCGTCGGGCATGACATTGCCGTTTACGGCGTACAAAACGCAGTTTAAATTCACAAACGGAAATAAAGCAGCGAAAGTTGTACGAATTGACACTTCGACAACCAAAATCAAAGCTGATGCTTCCTGGACAAAACAGGTTGTAACGCCCGACAACTTGAGCGAAGTAACAGAAAAAGCGACAAATGTTTAAATTTATAAAGCGGGCGGCGAGATCGCCCGCTTTGTTATTTTAGGAGGTAAAAATCATGGCAAAATACGAGCTTAACATTTATTGCAAAAACAATGAAATTGAAAAAACATATGCGACGGACGCGATACCGTGGGGCTTTTACATAGAAGCCGTTAAGGCTTCAGACGAAATTGAAAATATGGATGTGCGCGAAAAATTTGAAATGATTAACAGTTTTGTTAAACGCATGTTTATAGGGCTGACTGACGATGAACTTAACAGAGCAAGCGGCGACGACGTTATAAATCTGTTTAATCAACTTATAAGGAAAGGCAGGTCGATTGTCAGCTCAAAAAACCCGACGGCGGCGGGGAAGTAGCCGCCGCAAAAAGTCCATTCGAGGGACTTATGGAAACAACATTTATTCTTGCCGGCAACTTCGGCGTTACACCTTTTGAAATTATGAAACAAGATGTTGACGAAGTAATTATGATTATAAATTATTTATCCGAAAGCGGTAAAGCAAGTAAGCAGGAAGATAAGATGTTAAACGATAAAGAACAAGCCAACAGCTTCTGGGCGAGTATTTAAGGGGGAAAATTATGGCAAATGATGAACGCTTGGGCGCGTCATTTAACATTGATGTTACAAATTTAAAAGCCGGACTCGCTCAAGCAAACAGACTGATTCGCGAGAGCAACAGTGAATTTCGTGCTGCCGCCGCCGGCCTTGACGATTGGACGAAAAGCGAAACCGGATTAAATGCAAAAATCAAATCGTTAAATCAAATAACAGAAATTCAGCGTAAAAAGGTTGATGCATTACAGAATGAATACAACAACTTGATTGCAAATGGCTTGGACCCGACGAGCAAGCAGGCTGTTGATTTGCGAACGAAGATAAACAATGAAACGGCTGCATTAAATAAAAATGAAGTCGAGCTTCGAAAACAGACGACGGCTCTTAATGACTTGGGAAATGAAACAAAAAAAGCCGGAAACGCAACGGATGAGACAAGCGGTAAGTTCTCAAAACTCGGTGAAGTAGCCAAAGGGGCCGCAAAAGTAGCATTAGCGGCAGTCGGAGCTACTGCGACGGCGGTCGGAGCACTTGTCAAACAAGCGGTTGAAAGTTATACAGAGTATGAACAGCTTGTCGGAGGCGTTGATACTCTTTTTGGCAGTGCAAGTGCAGAAGTCCAAAAAAAGGCGGACAATGCGTATAAAACAGCGGGAATGTCCGCAAATGAGTACATGGAGACGGTCACAGGGTTCTCCGCAAGCCTGATTCAGTCCCTCGGCGGCGATACCGAGAAAGCCGCAAAGTATGCAGATATGGCGATTACGGATATGTCCGATAATGCCAACAAGATGGGCACGGATATGTCCTTAATTCAGAATGCATATCAGGGATTTGCTAAGCAGAATTACACAATGCTTGACAATCTTAAGCTGGGATATGGCGGCACTAAAGAAGAGATGGAACGACTTCTTAAAGATGCATCGAAGATTAGCGGCATAAAGTATGACATATCCTCTTATGCAGATATTGTTGACGCAATCCACGTCGTCCAAACAGAGATGGGCATAACCGGAACGACCGCGAAAGAAGCGAGCACAACAATTCAAGGTTCAATCTCGTCAATGAAGAGTGCTTGGCAGAATCTCTTAACAGGTCTTGCCGATGAAAACGCGGATCTTGATGTGCTTGTGACGAACATGATTGAAAGCGTCGGAACTGTTGTTGAAAATGTGCTCCCTAAAATTTCGGTTGCGGCAGAAGGAATTGTTTCGTTAATTCAAAATCTTATACCTCAAATTCCGCCGTTAATTGAGCAATTGTTGCCGCCGTTGCTTGAGGGCGCACTAAGTCTGATACAAGGTCTTGTTACAATACTTCCGGAGATAACAAGTACAATAACCGGTATGCTCCCGATTGTCTTAACTTCATTAGTCGGAATGACGCCGGAGATATTGACATCGATTTTAACAATAATAACCGAATTGTTAAATGCTATAACCGGCATGCTGCCGACGATTGTTGAATCTATAATGCAGGTCGTGCCTGAACTTATAACTTCTCTTGTCGCTGCAATTCCACAACTTCTTGAAGCGGCAATTCAATTTTTGCTTGCAATTGTAGAAGCTGTCCCGACGATTATAACATCATTAGTTGATGCATTGCCTTTAATCGTTTCAACAATAATATCAACCTTGTTATCGAATTTGCCAATGCTGCAAAATGCCGCTTTTCAGCTGTTTTTCGGCATAATAAAGGCGATTCCCGAAATAATTGTTGCACTCAGTAAAGAAGTGCCAAACATAATCAAAGGAATTACCGACGGGCTTGTAAAAGGCATTCCCGAGCTTATGAAAACAGGCGGAAATATGCTGAAAGGCATGCTTGAGGGATTGCTTGACATGACCGCGATAGGAAATGCGGTTAAAAAGTTGTTCAACGGCATTGTCGGCGGTCTTAAAGAGAAATTCGGCATTCACTCTCCGTCAAAGGTTATTGAAGAAGAAATCAGCAAAAATCTTGTGCTCGCCGTCGGTACTGGGTTCGAAAAATACATCGGAGCGGTAAATGGAAAAATAAGCGAATTATTGTCAAATGTTATGGAAAACGCTATCGGCAAAAATCTTGCGCTCGGCATTGGTTCTGGTTTCAAAAAAAACATCGGAGCGGTAAATAGAGAGATAGGCGAATCATTGAATTCCGAGGATGCAAGTGTCAACATAAATGCGAATGGTGCAAAAAGCGGCGGCGGACTGACAGTGTATCAGACGAATAATTATAAACAGGCTTACACAAGCCCGGTCGAAAAATACAAATCAAAGCAACAGCTTTATGCTGCGGCAAGGCTTATCAAGGCGGGTGCGATATAATGCTAAAATTAGATTTCATCTCCAAAACAGGCGAAACAATGCCGCTTGTTAACAATCCCCTCTTCGTTGTAACAAACATCGACGGAATGACCGTGGCCGATACCAACATTTCGAGCACAGCTGTCGGCGGAGTGGACGGCGACACGGTTAACAATATTCAAGCTAATCCGCGCCTGATTGTTATTGATTTACAAATTCGAGACAGCGTTGACGTTGAAAATGCAAAGCGTGAAATATTAAAAGTCGTAAAATTGAAGCAGCAAGGCGAGCTTATGTGGGCGCAAAACAACCGCACTGTTGTTATATACGGAATAGTCAAATCAATTGAAATGCCACGATGGACGAAAACTGCGGTCATGCAAATAACATTGCATTGTGAGCAGCCGTTTTGGGAAGATTTGGAAGAGGCAATCAGAGAAATAAGCGAATCTCTTGATTTGCATTACTTCACGGATAGCCCCGCCGACATGTTATTTTTTCCTGAAACGGGAATACCGCTCGGCGAATATGACACAATTCGCACAAAATCTTTCCGAAATCACGGAGATGTTACCGTAGGGCTTGAAATTCGCATTTTTGCTCACAATACTGTCACGAATCCGATTATATACGACGAATACGGCGGCTTCTTCGGCGTAGGCTATGACGGAAACCCGTTTACGTTAAACTCCGGCGAAGAAGTTATAATCACTACACACAAAAAGAACAAAAAAGTCATGTATAAAGGCTCAAATCTATATGAAAAAATAAAGCCGCGCTCCACTTGGCTCCAGCTTCTGCCGGGTGATAACACATTCTCGATAAACAGCGATGACGACAATAATGAAAATATGTCTTTTTCGCTTATATATAAGCAGAGGTACATATAATGATTGAATATGTAGAAATCCGCGGAGCGGATACGAGGATAATCGGCATTATAGATACAGCGTCGGCTATAATATGGCATTCCGTTTATTTTGGAGTAGGCGATTTTGAAATTCACACGGCGGCAATATCCGATTATATTGATTTGTTAAAAATCGGGCGATATATAACACGGCCGGACGATGATGAAGTCGGAATCATTGAAAAAATCGAAATAACCGAAAGCGCGGAAGACGGCGCCACTCTCACGGCAAGCGGTCGTTTCGCAAAATCTCTTCTCGAACGGCGGTTGATTTACAACTTGAGCGGAACAACAAATACTGCAACAATATTGCGCGGCAATGTCGAAAAAGCCGTCAGGAAAGTTGTTGAAGCAAATGCAATTCGATGTGAATTTGACGACAAACGGAATATGTCAATATTAGAATTAAACAGCGCAAAAGGCTTTCCTCAGGTGATTGTTAGCGAGGACGGCAAAACTGCCGAAAAACAAGTGTCGTACGGGAATTTACTTACCTACACCGACGGTGTGCTTGAAGAATATGGATTGTCTGCAAAATGCCTTTTAAGCGGCGAAAAATTCTTATACACCATATATGCCGGCATCGACCGTTCAATCAACAACACCACCGGAAATGTTCCGCTTATCTTCAGTAAAGAATACGACAACCTGACCACAAGTGATTACGTTTACAATACAAGTACCGAAAAGAATGTAGCGTTGATCGGCGGCGAGGGTGAGGGCTTAGAGCGTTTTTATTCGTTGATAGGCGGTAATAACGCCGGGCTTAATCGCCGTGAAGTGTTTATAGACGCTTCGTCGATAAACAAAACATACAAAGACGAAAACGATGTTGAACAAGCTTACACCGTAGAAGAATACAAGACGCTGCTCGACGCCAAAGGCAAACAGGATTTAGCACCGCTTGTTGTAACAGAAACGTTTGAGGGAACGGTCGACACGACAAACGGAAATTATTCATACAAAAATGATTTCGAACTCGGCGATATCGTCACCGTGCAAAGCAATGACATAAACGTATATGTGAATTCACGCATTTGTGAAATTCTTGAAAGTCAAGACAGCAGCGGATATTCTGCTGAAATTAAATTCGAATAAGAGAGGTTTTTAAAATGCAAAAATCGGGTTTTTTTAACGCATTGTTGACGAACGGAGAATATGACCGTAAATATAACGCCAATGATTATTGCGAAAATTTAGCCGTTATAATTAACAATGGCGTGTTACGTAGCCCAAATGACGATTTAAAAGTAACTGCGGATGGTATGGTCGTAACCGTCGGCGTCGGGCGTGCTTGGATTGACGGTCACTATTATTACAACGATACATCATACTCTTTCGCGGCAGTTACAGCACCGGCAGGCGGCACACGTTATGACCGTGTTTTTCTAAGATTGAATAAGAATTTATCAGCTCGCAGCATATCGCTTGTCTACGAGCAAGGAATCGCTGGCAATAGCCCGACAAAGCCTGCCCCGGTTCGCGACAACAACGTTTACGATCTTGTTCTTGCCGATATATACGTCGGCACAAATGCAACAAGTCTTTCAGTTAAAGATACTCGAAGTGATGCACAGCTGTGCGGCTGGGTGTATTCAACTTCCGGGGACAACTCGTTTTTTAAAAGTCTTGACAGAGCATTTAACGATTGGTTTGAATCGACAAAAAACACGCTGTCAAGCGTGACACTCTTTAAACGTTATAATTGGCGCGCAGTGATTGAAGCTGAAACAAACACAGTTTCGTTTGACATTCCCCAATATGATGTCGAAACAACATTCATTGAAGTATATACAAATGGCGTGCTTGACACCGAAGGCGTTGACTACACGCTTGAAAACAGTGTAATAACGTTTAGCGGCTTGCCGCTTACGGCCGGTACAGAGGTGGAAGTTAAATGCTACAAGTCAATCGACGGTACGGGAATTCTAAGCGTGGCTGATGAAATAACCGCTTTGCAAAATGCCGTTGCGAAATTAAATGCCGCTGACGAATGCGTATATAAATGCAACGGAGCCGATGACAACGTGAAGCTTTCAGAACTTGCGCAAGAGTGGTTGAGCGACGATTTAGATTATAGCTCGAAAACAATAAAGATATATGGAACATTTGGCGCGACTGCTGCCTGCGCAGGCGCAGGCACGGCGGCCAATCCGTATAAATGGTTTAATTTCGGACTTGCTGAAAGCGTAAAGAGGCGTATAACTTTTGACTTTTCAACCTGCTCGCAAATAACGCTGCCGATAACAGCCGGCACATCAAATGTTGTTTTTTCCGGCTCAGATGTGCACGTTATCGGCGCAAATGTAATCGCGACACAAACGTCAACGAATACGACTATAAAAATGTTCGATTCAAACAGCGGCTCTGTATCTGCTGAGGATTGCCGGTTCTGGATAACAGCTTACAGCGGAAGCTTTATATCACAAACGGGTAATTTCACAAACTGCCGCGCCAGCGTGGCGAATGCATCGGGCGATTCGTACTGTTTTCAGCCGGCAACGGCAAGTTTGCTCAAAATTAACGGCGGCGAGTACTACGGATACACCGGTGGAAGCGCCCACAAGAGTGCCGTAATCGGGCAAACAACAGGAAATGCCGTTTCTGTTTTGAATGGCGTTAACGCGCCCACAGTAGCACGTTCCGGATATTACCAAACGCATGCAATTTTTCAGGACACAAACGGCGGACGCCTTAATTGTTCAGATTTAATCAGCGAACTCGCAGTATCGGTTGCATCGAACATAAGCGATGTTCGCGGGACGATTGCAAAAAGCAAACCGGGAACTATTTAAATTAAACATTGCTGACCTGCCATGTGTAGGTTGAGCGGAGAAAACGCCGACATTTATTTGTCGGCGTTTTTGTTTAAAAAAACTTTATTTTACAAAAAAATTTTGAAAAAAGCCATTGACATAATCGTACGTCTATGTTATAATATAGTCACAGTTAAGGAAGATAACAAATCCAAAACAGAAGGACAAAGAAAAATGAAAGTTTATATCAAAGAATGGTTTTTTAATAAAAATTGGTGTTCGATTATTAGAAACTATATGCTGAACGAACGCGCTGTTTACGTTATCGGCGAAACTGAAAAAGCATACAAAGTCGAGGGCGGCTTCACAACTCAGGACGGCGAACGTGAAAACACTTTTGATTTTTGGGTTCCGAAATCTTGCACAATGACTGAGGAAGAATACGCCGCCGAACAAAAGGCATTTGCCGAAAGGCAAGAAGAAATTGAAAAACACTTCAAAGAAGGCTGCGAAGCTTACGAAGCGTTGCTCAAGTTTGCAAAAGAAAACAATGTAAAAGGCGTTCGCAAAGGAATGAAAAAAGAAACTATATTAAACAAAATTCACGATGCAGGGCTTGAGTACAACGCTTGAGTTTGCTTTTAAAAAAATAAAGAAAGGTGATATTAAATGGACAAACGAAAAATGACACCGCAAGAACGGTACGCGGAGAAGTACCGCCGACAATACAAGATGGATTGTATAACGAGGACGGAACAAGATATAATCCAAAAGCTCGACAGTGTACCAAATAAAGCTGGTTATATCAAGCAGCTTATCCGAGCAGATATTGCGGCAAATAAAGGAAAGGAGTAAAACATTATGAAAATTTACACAGCAGATAAGGAAACGGGCACATTCATAGATGAATGTAAGGATATACAAGAAGCAAAAAAATTGATACAACAATACGAAGAAGAAGACAGAAAAGAAAACATTTATACAGCCGATTTTTACGATATAGTCAACGAATTTCACGAGACGATAAAACAATAAATTACAACAAATAAAGAAAAGGAGTTAACAAAATGAAATATTATGAAGTTGCGGAAATAACCTTAAATCTCAATTCTAAAGGGTACGAAATGGGAGACGAGGAGAGCTCGTATATGGGCCCGGATTACAAAAAAGCCATTTGTGCGTGCGATGAGGCTTTAAGTAATTGGGATCGTCTTGATTACAGGGATAAGAAGGAAAACGCAATAGAAGGCAGGATATACGAAATCCCCGATGATACAGATATAAACGATGAAGATGAAATAATCAACGCTATATGTGACGCATGCGGATATGACACGTTTTTTTCACATTATCCGGAAGACGATTTTAAAAAAAGCCAAGAAAAAATAAACGCTCTTATAAATGCGTGAAAATTAAATCACAAATAACAAACCCCACCGTTGACACTTGCCGCGGTGGGGTTTTAATTACAAAAAATAATAAAAAAGCCTTGACATAATCGTACGACTATGTTATAATATAATCACAGTTAAGGAGGTGATAAGAATGAAAAAGCAAAATCAAAAGCCTACCGCCTTTGAAATTGCATATCTTGTTATCGAAGCAATCGTTGCAATCGCTACTTTGATAACGGCAATCAAATGGTGGTAGGCTACATAGAGGGGCTTTTGCCCCTCCCCCTTGCGGGAGTATATATAATATAACACATAGAAAGGAGTTTTACAAGTGTTCAATAAAAACTTTTG